CTAATTGTGTCAATGTATGAGACGCAAACATCTAGTGAACTTGCTGTGTCACTAACTGCTTCTAATACATCACCACTAGCCATAACAATCTTTGCTCCACCTTGGATCAATTCGATAGCTGAATTTGGTGGAATACTAACGCCTTTTGCTAAAAAGTAATCAGCTCCGCCTTTTGCAATTTTAACGTCAACCGCAATAGTTGATGTTAAAATATTACAGCATCTAATACCTATAACGGCGTCATAATCTCCGCCTGTATGGATAGTAGTATCGCCTGTTCCAATGGTTCTTACTAAACTGTTTCTAAAATCTTGTGCCATATTTTATCCTTATATCAAAGAGCTACCGCCATAGCAATTGCAAAACCTTGTCCTGCTGCATTAACAGTATTTCCAGTAGAGTCTAAATAAACTGATTTAGACGCAGGCATTGTACAGAATACATCGAGTGTACTTGAACCGCCTGAATTAAAATTTATTTTTGAAGTATTCCCAGAAGAATTATTTAAAACTGTAGTTCTTGCAAGAGTATCAGGTGTTGCATCAGTTACTGTACCAATACCAACTTCCCAAAGAGCAGTTCCTTGTTCAAAAATTGCATAGTAAGTTGTATTACTATTACCAATTCCTGCAACAAAAGTTACAAAACCAGTTGCCGCTCCGGCAAGGTTTAATGTACCTGTGCCTGCTGTTGTACTTGTTTCTTTTACTCTGTCATTTATTACTAAAGCCATTTATTCTCCTTAAGCCATACTTATAATTGCATTAGCAGGTGTTGCTGGATCTGGGTAAGAAATTGTAAATGTACCATTAGTACAAGTTTTGTCTCCGCCAAAATCTAACACCACACATAATTTATCTGATTTGTCATCATTATAAATAGCTGCGAACGCTGCCGTAAAAGTTGCACTACTCCATGTAGAATCAGCAAAGTCGACTGAAGCAACTGCTGTGCTTGAAGCCACTGCTTGTGAACCTAAAGTTTTTCTTGAGTAGGCTGAACCACCCCCAGACGAAACTTCACTAGTTGCAGTTACAGTTGTGCTTGCTGTTGTATACGGATTAGCTGTGTATAAAGCTATTTTAAATTCGTCACCACCAGATGCAAAATTATGAGTACCTGTAAAAAGTTCCCCTCTAAATGCGAATGGTATTATATTTGCCATATTATTTTCTCCTTATTTATTTATTGCTTGATGGATTTTTGGATTCCAAAACGGTACGAATAACTCCATCTGAATATTCGTCTCGGCGTCTTCGACCTTGTTGTTCGATCGCATACGATAGCAGAGCTTTTTCATAAGCCTGTGAATAGTATTGTAACATATCTGCTGGACCTTTCAAGTATCCATATGCGTTGACTAAACAGGCGTATAAAAGTAAATCGGGATATTTATTGGACAGATAAGTTCCTGCCGTATCAGTCACAATGCTTACAGGCTCTTTATTATAGGCCAAAGTAATATCATATGTTTTGTCAGGAGTAGGTGCTACCACCCAGTAATTTTCATCCCAGTTAGCGTAGTATTTTGGTATATCCACAGAACTGCTACCTGGATCAGCATAATATTCAGCCATAAAAGTAGTGTCTCTTTGCTCTAGATAATATTGATTACCCGCTGAATCTTTTAGTTGAGCGTATCTAATTAATCTTAAATCTGAAGGTATTGTAACATATCGATTACCCACAATTAATGAAGATGTTGCATAATGTCTATCTTGATCAGAATCAACTTCTCGATAAATTTTACCCTCAGCGTTTTTAATAATTCTAGATAAAACAGAATCCGTAAATACATTACTATCTACTTCTGTATATCCTCTTATATCTGTTCGTAATTCGTCTAAAGTATATGCCATTATCCGTTTACTACTCCTAATGTTACTGGACCTGCTGAAGTATTATCTCCACCTCCTGATATTCCACCAGTCGTTGCAGTGCTTGTACTTGTTATATAAAAATAATTTATTGGATCTGTTAAAGTATCTGATGTTGTTGCACCTGTAACATTTCCTGCTGAATCTATTTGTCCCAAAGCAATTGTAAATCCACTTGTATTATTTAAATCACTTACATTATCAAATGTTGGAATAGTTGCAAATGCTTGTAAGTTTCTTAATTCAGCTTGTGCAGCTTGATCAGCACCTGCTGGTCCTGCAGAAGTTACAATAGGTGCACCTCTAAATCTTACAACATCTCCTGCTGATCTTTGATGATCTTCTGAAAATATATTTACATAAGTTGTTCCACCAGAGATAACAGTTGTAAATGGGTTATTAGTTAAAAGAATTAAACTTGCTTTTGATGCTGGTTGTGGTCTTGGATTAAATAAAGCTTGTGGATCACTTCCTACAGGTTTTGGATTTAACTGTGGTTGCTTTGGTTCGTATTCTGAAGTGTGAACTAAAGATCCATTCCACTCTCTCACCATTTCTGTATATGGAAAAGCCATTCCTGATCTGTCAGAAATTGCTAATGATCTTTTACCTGATGCATACTTACCCATTATACTCCATCTCCATAAAATGTTTGTGGTGATATGAAACTAGATGTACCCTGATTATCTGCATCAAGCGCTCTTAACATTTCACTTTCATATCTCCGCTCTAATTCTCCAGATCTATCTGGAGAAACTTTTTGACTTAAATAGTATGCGAGTCCTGACATCATACAAGGATAAAATCTATTGACTACATCCGATGTATAACCATAACCACCCGCGTCTTGAATTTTTGCTAAATAATAAAAACAAAATTGAAAATTACTTGGTGTACTTGTGCTTGAAACACTTGAACTTGGTGTTGTGTATAAAAAAACACTTGGATTCTTTTTTCTATCTACATAATATTGTGAAGGTGTACCTTTTGCTAATTTATTTGGTGTTGCTGCATAAGCTGATCTAGCTATTTTAGTTAATGAAACATCTACTGGCGCAGTTGGTGTAGAGTTATTTCTGTAATACCCTTCTAGCACATCACTTATATCATCAGGAAAATTAGAAGAATCAGTTGCATAACTATATTCAGCTTGTCCCTCTACTAAAGGAATTTTTGCTAATTTTACTTTCCATAAATGCACTCCTCTATTTGCCCATTCTTGAAATAAAATATTTAAAGATCTTCTAGCGGATCTTAATTGATACCCTGTTCTAGTTCCTAATACGCCTGTTCTTTCATAAGCCTCTTCAATAATATCATCTATTGGGGGATTAAATTCACTAACACCTGAAGTTGGTGGTATTGTTTGAGCAGAATGGCCCATTCCTGCATGAGCAGTACAATAATAAAATAATACAGGTGCTCCTGTTTTTTTAACAGGTGCTACTACAATAGTAGTTTTTCCAGTACTACCTGGTGTTCCTGTTGTTGTTACGCCTGTTGTATAAGCTGCTACTGGGCTATTATTGGGATTAGTAGAAAATGCAAGAATGTGAGTTGCATTTGTACTATCTGTTTGATCAAAGACATAAGTATTGCCTTCTTCTAGATAAAGGACAGGACTTACCTCTCCGTTAATATAAAATTTATTACCGGTTCCATATTGATTAGTCCCCGACGCTACGGTTACTGTGTAAGTTATAGTAGCCATTTAAATTCCTAGCCGTGTAGCAATGTTACTGAAGTAGCTGTTGTTACAATTTCAAAATTCAAAGCTGTAGATGCTCTTAAACCTGTTCCTGGAAACTGCATGTATAGAGTTGAACCTGGACCATTAGTTGTGTTTGTAGCTGGAATTAAAAATTCAGCTAACACAGTTGAGTCATCTTTTATTTTAACTGTACTTCCGGCTTGACCACCTTCTTTAGATACAAAAAGACCTAAAGCTCTTCCAGGTGCTCCTGTTCCTGATGCATTATGTGTAGCGACAGTTGAAGCTGTTGTTGATTTTATATCTACTGGATATGTACTCATTTATTTTCTCCTATTTAAATTATGTGTGGGCCGAAGCCCACACTAAATTAATTATTAGCTTAAGTTAATATTTTGTTGGTACAAAATAGTAGCTCTAACTTCACCGGCATTAGTCGCACCAGTACTTGTCCACGTAAGTTTTACGTCAGCTGTTCCTACGTCAGCCCAAGCTAATGCTCCACCAGCTTCAGTAGTTGGATATGCTCTTCCAGCTCCAGAACCTGTTGTAATTGAATAGTC